TTACAACGTTTGCAGACTTCAACATAACGCCCGATGTCAGGTCCGGCTTTTTCTCCTGGACTATAACCGGCTTTTTCGGTTTTGTTTTTATGCTGCTCTTATTCCTTGTTACTTCAAGGCCTTTCTTTTCAACCTTCTTCTTAAGAGCCGCTTGCGACATTCGTTTCATTAAATACAATCCCTTAAGATTTTGAGTGAAAGTATCCTCTCGTCGATATCTTCAAGAGCTTGCCCGGCATCCTCTTTCACTTTAACAACTTCGCCGGTTTCGGAGATCTGAACTTCTGATTCATACTTTAAGCCCTTGCCATGCTCGGGCGTGATTTCTATTTGTTCCCGTTTTAGGAGCGCCTTGGCTTCCTGTGGGGCCTTTTCTGCGACCTTTTCCGTTTTAGGTGTCTCGGGTAGGGCCTTTCTTTGTAAATCAGGATAATCTTTAAGGACTGATTCTGGAACGGGTTTGCCCTGGTTAATAGCCGTATGCACAGCGTTTTTGTGAAAGGTATTCTCAGTATAGGACGTTGCCCCCTTCCGTGGCTTTCCGTGTAGCGATTCATATTCAGAAAGTGTCATTTCCCACGTTTCTTTGCCCTTCTCAGAGGCCGGAGGTTGGACGATCTTTTCTGCCTTAGTTTTCTCCAATTTATCTGTTGGAGATCTCCAACTTTCTGTTGGATATCCAACAGGTTTTTTCTGTTTTCCCCAGGAAAGCCAGTTCTTAAACTTCTCAACTGACATTTCAGTAATATCACCAAAGCCCTGCCAGCCTTCTTCATAATTGGCAAGATAACCCTCTTTGGCAGCTTCTTCACTTGAAAAGCCGGTCATTACCTTGTGCTCGTCAAACTTGCCTGTTCCTGGTTCAACCTGATCAACAATATAAACATTAGGACTTTCAGTATCGGGACCGACAAAGGTATCAATCTGATCACCGTCTTTGCCTTCGGTACGGTTGAAATATCCGTAATGATGTTTCATTTCGATTGACCATTTTTTCCCGTCAGGAGCAACGCCTTTGCGCTGAGATCCTTTCGGGTTTTCAATGGCAATCTCCATGCCCTGAATATGGATTGCCCCTTTTAAATAATTTCCTGCTTGCTTTTGTTTTTCAGATGGGTTAATATCAACCTTAATTTCTTGATCACCAATTTTAGAGGAAGCTATATGTCTACCATCAGGAAGTATGTCTGTTTTAATTGTGGAATCACTTTTAGTAGAAATTGGAGTTCCAGGAAAGGTCAAGTCCGCTTTTTCTGTTGCGTCTCTTGCAGAAATTCTTTTGATTGTGGAAGAAAGAGAATCAACGAAACTGATTACAGGCTTAGGTATAGATACGTCACTCGGAATGGAAAGCCTATGGGTGAGCATCGTTTTGTTATGGAGCAAACCATCGGGCGTCCACTGGCTTCCGACGAGGCCGTTCATCACATCAACGGGGATAGTCTTGATAATCGCCCTGAGAACTTGCGGATCGTTGAACGAGGATCTCACAGAAGAAAGTATCATCTGCTGTCTGTCCCGCTTGAGCGAATTAAAACTCTCAGACTGCAGGGTTTTAGTATTAGAGCGATTGCCAAAAAGATTGGAGTTAGCAAGAACACTATCACCAACAGACTCGTCGACCTTGGATTTCCTCTCTGTAGGCCGTAATTCAATAGTCGTACCCGCACCCGCAAGAGCTACATCAGTCTTTTTGGGTGCGGGCACTTTCGCTACGCGGCGATCTGCTTCAGAGATTACAGGCGGTTGCCCTTCGTCTCTTTTCTTTTGTTGTTCCTGGATATCAGTTTTAACGGTAGCCCAATATTTCTCATTTGCTTGCCGTTCTGCTTCCTCTGCAACTTCGACCTGTTGTAATGTCGTTGGTCTTGCTCCATACTTTTTCCGGCCCTTGGCAATCTCGCCTTCTTTTCGCTGCTGTTCAATATTAGCTTCAACGCCCTTCCAGTATTTATCTTCCTCGCGCTTTTCTGTAATGAATTCACCGGCTTGTGTTATTTGTTCCTCGATACCGCCCAGCTTTTCAACCCGCTGATCTTCCTCTTGCTCCGCTTCAAACTCTTTGATTTTCTCTTGATTACGCCTTCTTGTCTGAAAGTCTGTAGTCGTTGGTTCTTCAACCGTCGGCTTTTCGGCCTTCGTGGGTTTTGTGGTTGAAAGGACCTCGTTTATTGCGTCGTAAAGAATATCATCTTTCGGTAGGTCTTTAAGCTCGCCTTCTAATTGTTCGCGAGTAATTTGCCCACCGTCAAGAGCCTCTTTTAATTGCTCTGTTTTCCTGGTCAGGTCGGTTTCTTTCTCGTCTTTATTGGCTTTAAGTTCTCTTTTATAATCGGCAATAACAAAGGGAGATCCTGCAACCTGGACGCCACCGGTAAGCATAGCACCACCAACGGCTCCCACCTTCATAGCCTTCTTTGCTTTTTTATGAATCGCCGGAAATTCGTTTAAAACTATCTTGGCTATTTCTGCGCCGGTCTTCTCATGGTTAGCTGCATAGAGATTGGCTATTTCATCAGGATATTGCTGTAAATATTCCTCTAAGCCTTCACCTGTGATATTGGCACCCAAAACACCTATGAACTGTCTGAGGCGTTTTCCAAAACCCATTTTGGCCCCGGTCTTGGAAAAGATCGTCTTCAACATTTTGATTTGAAAGATAGATCCGGCCTGTTCCAAAGGTGTATTTATTGCAGAGGTAAGCAGGCCAATTTCCCTTGCAAGCTCTTTATCAATACCAGCATCAACCAGCTCTTTGCGTTTCTGCCCGTATATCTGATTAAACATCGATATCGTGCCAGCGGGGATATTAAGGGCAGTTAAGGCCATACCAGGACCGAATCTTGACACACCGCCTGCAGCGGTTTCAATTATTCCTGAGCTACCAGGTAGAGGTTCCGGCAATGTTTCTACCCATTTTTCATAAGTCTCTATGCTCTCGTCCCTGATTTTTACAGAATAATCTCTTTTTAGGTCCTCGCGTTCCCTGGAAGTTAATGGAGATCCCTTGTCTTTTTCTGCTTGCCGCAGCTCTTTACCAAAAAGAGCTTTTTCGGTATCTGATAAAACGTTAAATGCAATTTCCGGCTTTCTTAATTCATACGCCTGGCTCGGTCCTTCTTTTTTCTTGTATGGCTCAGGTTCGCTTTTTGCATAGCTTTTCATGTGTTCCGCTTCACCTATCGCACCCTGGGCCATATCTCCTAACCCCTGGGCCGCATTGCGAAACATCTGTGTGCCAACTCTTTTAAATGTGAGTTCTGGGACTAATCCTGTAGCTGGGTCAACTTCGGCATAATCGGACTCTCCTTGTTCTTCGCCTTCGAACAAAGATTCGCCAAATTCCATGAAGGCACCGGCCATTTGTTTGCCAAGGCCCACAGCCTTTTGAGGCTCTTTCGGCTCAGGTTCTTCCCCTTCCCAGGTTATCTTTGTTGGATCTATTTCAGGGGGTTCGTTGTACCACGTTATTTTCTTTGGATTAATTGACATAATTTTTAATGTTTTGACTCATGATTTTGTTCTTTTGCATACCCATAAGTACCATCATCGTACTGGACTACCTCTTTGCCGTTTTCATCTACACCCCGTTTAACAATCGTCTTTTGTTGTGGTTTTAAGCTTGTCGATATAAACTTATCAATTTGATATACGTCTTTAAGTCTTTTGGTTTCTTCTGCATTTTTGATCGGATCATATTTCTTTGTTGGATCCATCCCATCAATTGCTTTTATAAAAGCTGTTACCATATTAGCAGCTTTCTTATCGCCCATAAGCTTTTCCATAGCCTGTTCTTCATTAAGACCAGGAACAATGCTTGCCATGTATTGAGCGTTCTTCTGTAGTGTCGATCTGGTATCTTTGGCCGATATTGAAGCTTTGATCCGCGCGTTTTTCGTTACCAAGGCCGCTGCTCTCATTTCGGTTTGTAGCTTTTCAATCCTTGCATTATCTTTTGCAATCCCGGCTTTCCCCCACTTTGTAGCCGCGTATGGATTGAGTGAGGATATTCTTGTTTGCGCCTGCTGAATAAGTTTTTGAGGATTGTTTGAGTCAGCTTCAATCTGAGCAATGTTTTTATTATATTGAGCTTGATTGATCTGGTTGTCAGCTAAGGCTTCGTCAAGCTTCTCTATCTTTGCCCTTTTCGCTCTTTTGCCGCTTGTGTTAGCAATCGCCCAGGCCTGCACTTCGGGACCAGCTTCACCATGAATAACAGGCCTATTCGTTCCTTTGTGAAAGTATTTATACTTGCCTGGTTCATCTTTATTAACATCATAATTCAAATCAGTAGCAAGCTTGTCGATATTAATAGTGCCGTCTTTATTCTTATAGAACATAAATTCAGCGCCTTCGGCTGACCGAACAAGATCTGAAGACGATAATTGCCGATTATAAGCCTGTGAAGCTGCAACATCTTCTTTGCTTTTCAGCTCGCGCCCTGGTTTTTCCTGTTCGTACATTTCGGATGCTCTATCATCGATCACAGATTGACGGCCTATGTCATACTCTTGCTGTCTTCCCCTCAATCCAAGGCTCTTTAATGCTATATCCGACCGGCTTTTATCCCTACCTAAACCACGAACTGTACGAGATAAAACATCTAAAGCGTGTACGACTTGTTGATTACCCATGATCCACCCCTACAATTTTTGTGTTATTATTAGATATTGTTTACCATCGCTGGCTGTTCTAAAGCCTGTGATTAAATAACCTGAAAGAAGCGCTGTAAACAAGGCTTTTTTATTCTTGTTTTCGATATGGCCCATAAGGTGCTTTGCTCCCATCTTCTTAAACGTTTGGTGAAATTCCTTATTGATTTGTGCCGCCCGCTTTTTGGTCCTGTATTCTGGAAGCATCCCGGTTGCATTGATATAGATTGTGGTGCTGTTGAAAGAAAATCCCGCCGTAAAACCATATGTTTTAAACTCGTCTTCGGCTGTAAGCATCACCGGAGGCATTAAAATAGGCGCTTGTTTGTCAAAGCACCCAAAGTATAGCTTAGGATAAATCTCTTTAATCTCGTTATGATTAAGCCGCTTTATCATTTCGCGTCACTTTCTCCGCCACCAGACCCGTCAATATCGGCACTGATACCGCTAAAATCGTCGTCAAGGTTTTGTGTCCCGGGTGCTGTTGTATCTGGACCGTCTTCTCGCCCTCCAACGTTCCAGCTACCATCATCCTTATATCCGCCGTATCTGCTATCAAAGTCCACAACACCTTCCGCGTCCGTTCCTAAAGCTGACATTTCAGAGGGATCAACATCTGCCGCTGCTTGTCGGTCAGCTTGTCGATCAGACTTTCGATCTCCGAAAACGTCAACCCCGGCTTCAATAGCGGCCATTTCGTTTTCTATTCCTATTCCTGCCGCTTCATATCCTGGTGTCCCAGGGCCATGCTTATTGTCCGGTCCCCATGGGTCACTAATATTAAAATCAGCGTCCCCTTCTCTTTCGGCTTGATTTCTGACTCGCTTTGACAGTCCAAACTTATCCGCCCAGGTAGGATCGTGAGAAATTGCCTCCAAAACCCCTGGGTCTAAATGTTCAGAGGGTGGAGCCGTGTATGCGGCCATAACATCAGGATCTTTTGAATATTCATCATAATCTTGTGCTTGCGTTATTTGATCTTGAACATAGGTATCACCAAAACCAAAACCCTGTTCTGAAAAAACATTTTCAAGCTGCTTTCCTCTGTGTTGCGCATCTGTTGCGGCGTCTACTGCTTTATAAAGACCATATCCAGCGCCATATGTCGGGTTCATCATTGCCGGGACTACTCCGCCAAGTCCTGCATTAAGATATGCTCCACCCGCAGCGGCCAATAAACCTTTCCCGGCAATTTTTTTACCGAAGCTTTCAAGCTCAGGGTTCATATAGTCCCTGCTCATTCGTGCCTGGATAGGGTTTGAGTCAGGCATATCTGGCGAGGTAGGGCCTCTGCCTTCGCCTTGCGGATTTGTATCAATTACAGCCCTATCAGGCCTGGTCGGAGCTTCTACTGTCTCGGCTTCCGGTATAGCCTCATCCGGTATAGCCTCAGCTTCCGGTCTGGACCTTCGCAACCCCAGGCCAACGCCTAATTGTCTTGGATCGATATCACCAGATAGAAGTCTTCGGCTCCGTCTTCCAGTTATCCCGCCCTTCTGCCTGTTTAATCCTTGCCTTTGCGCAAGAGCAATTATACGCTTTAACATTTCTTCTTTTGATATTGTCTTCATAATTTTTTCCTAAAAAAAGTCCATTATTGCATCATAGATATCGCCCATAGCCCCGGTTTCACTTAAAATATTAAGCCCGAGGTTGGCATATCCGAGATTGTTTGCCCTGTTCTGGTGCTTTCTTGCATCGTGAGCTGTCTCGTCGTCTATAGCAAGTTGCTTCTCACCTAAAGCAAAGTCCCTATCAGCTTGCGCTTCGCTGGCTATAAAAGCTTTTTCGGCAAACTCTTTATCTTTCTTTGCTTGCACCCTGGCAGGAAGATAAGGCGTTTGGGCGTTTATAATATCTTCAGCGCTTGACCTTCTTCTCAACCCCGTAACTGCTCCTATTTGATCGTACATGGCTTGATCTCCTATTGTTCCATATCGAGGTAATCAGGAATATCGCCCCTATAATTTTTAAACCGATGAATTCCCAACGTCCCCAGCCTGTCCATGTCTCTAATACCACGGTTAAGACCGGCATTATCATAGCGGTCATTCATTGTTTCCAGTTCTTCCAGGATCTTATCGTCCCTTCCCTTCTGTTTGTGTGCCCCATATGACGACAAACCAAGATTGCCTAAGCCAATAGCAAAGGCCTTTTTTCCCTGGCCTTTACCATAAGACAAGTCTCTATCAGCCATAGCGACGCGTTTGTCGGACAGGATATTACGCCTTTTTCTTTCTTTTTGCAGAGACTTAAACCCTCTTTCTCTGTTGGTATTCTGTGTGTTTAGGATCATGCTTTGAATACCTTTCCTCATGTTTTCGGCTGCGAATTCCGGATCTGCCGACACGGTGCTTAAAATCGCCCTGTGCTCAGGCCTTAAAGTCATAATCTTTTGTCGTGCTCTCTGGTATCTTGGATTGTTGGCCCAGGATCTCATTGTTTAGCTCCCTTTTTGAAGTTGGATATTTCTTATTTGTTCAAGCGCTTTTTCAACAGCCTTTAAGGTGTCTTTAAGATCTCGATATCTTTTCCTTATTATTTCAGGCATTTTCGTTTCGTCTGTGCCGTATTGCTTTTCTATATCATATATTTGAGTTGCCGTATCGTTCCGAATATCCCTGTTGATTTTATAATCAAGCCTTAAGTTGGTGGCATGAAGTTCGGAGGCTTTCGCAAGATATTTTTCAGCGCCAACAACAGCGGTTACGATACTGATAAGAATAACGACTGAGCCTAAAACAGTTTTAATATTCATCTTGTTTCCCTTCTTAGGTATGATTTTCCAACATGCCCTCAATCCTACCTAAAGCCCGGCTCATCTTCTCTTTCCATATCGAATCTTCCCTCCGGGCTAACTCTCGTTTACCGTCCATTTCTTTCATATCTTTTCTAAAACCGTCGAATTTATCGCATATAGATTTATCAAGTTTAACGTGCGAATCTTTACACTCACCTTTAGTAACGTACACTGAAATACCATCCTTTTTATATAAAGCTGTTCTTAAACTGCCCTGGTTTTTGCGAACTTGCCACCACACAAAAGCCATCATTCCTGCCAAGACTAATCCTATTATGTCAGTTCCACTCATTTCGAATTCCCCAATTTTTCTTTTGTGACAACCCCGCTGCCATTACAAAATTCACATGGTTCTTTTATTGCTGTTATTCTATCCGCATAGTAGCAAATTTTACCATTTAAGATTTTCTCTACGATATGTTCCCCTTCGCAGACAGGGCAAGTTTCCAGTTCTGTTTCCACTCAATTCAATTCTCCAGATCATCCCTGACGTACTGCCATTGTAATCCCCACACAATCGGCTCAAAGGCTCTCTCAACAGTATTGCCTGAAAGTTGAAACTTAAACCTGTACGACCATCCATATATATTTAAGGGAGCTGTAACCTTCGCCAACCTGAGATTGTCCGTGGCAAGGCTTATGTCGTTAAACACCGCACCCCCTGACGTGTTAGCCGTGTCTTGATAATTATAAACATCAAGGGTGTCCTCACTGTTCGCCCTGGTAATAATCTTTATCTGTCGGAGAAGTGTTTTGTCCCATATATTTTTGGATGGCAAGAAATCACCTGTAGTGAAGCTATAAAGCATTGTCGATCCAAAGCTGTCGCCATATTCTAACCGCATCATATAGCCTGTATCTATTCCGGCATACACATATTTATTACCCTCGCCGTCGGCAACCTGGAACGCAGCTTGTGGCGTTTCCGCTACCCCTGTATATTTTTTAAACCATTTTTTCTTTACTATATCGTAAGCCAGCCAAAGATTATTAGCGACCTGGGACGAACCGGAGGGGAGGAGGATATTGTATTCTCGATAAGTGGTGTCATACCAGCCCCTTGCATTTTCTAAATATTCAAAGTTGACACACACAGACTCGGCGGGATCAAAGTATTTATCAACCCCAGGAATAGGGAATAAAACAGATCCATCAAACATAACCGGCCCTGAATGAGAAACCCAAAAGGCAACGTTTCTTTGAATACCCTGGACAGCTTCAAATCCAACCTCTGCCGTGGCCAAAGTTAAGGGAGCTGGACAACCAACCGTAAATGATACCGGAAACACCTTAAAATCTTCGGGAGTATCACCGGTTAAAATGTATGTGCTGGTTTCCTTAAGTGCCAGCCATATAGCAAAAACATTTGAACCGTATCTATTATAAAGTTGAGTGCCTGCTGTAAGAGTGTCAGAGTTGCCAAAATATAGAGACTGAAGACCGTCCATACTCGAATCAAACCCGTTAAAAACATCTGGTGCGTTCGAGGATGAATAATCAACCCTATTTCCCTCCTTTCCTTCGGTAAAAGCGCACAAAAGCACTCGGTTTTTATATACAGATGGAAACTTAAAGGGTTTTACGACTTTCTGTGCAGGTATTCCGGTGACAAGATCGACAAGAACCTCTGGATCTTCCGTTAAAGGAACGCCCTTTGTCCCGGATAAAGTCGCGCTGAAAGTGAATTGATAGGCATAACCGGTCACACCAAACAACGTTATGGGGTGTTCATCTTCTATGTCAGGCGGACTCCAAGAAATTAAGCCTGTCTTTCCAATGGTATCGCCTGCGTTGTCTGTTTCATCTATTAATGATGCACCTACGGTTGCCCAATCTGATCCGGTATGATATTTAACAGTAGCGTCCGCCGCGTTTTCATTAATTAACCCCGCAAGCATTTGAAAACGAATACCAGCCATCCGGTCGCTGAACATAACCACAACGTTATCTGTGCTTAAAAGGCCGTCTAAAACGCCACCGATAGGAATTTCGATATCTGATTGATAATTAACTGCGAGCGTATAATCTTCGAACTGAGAAGCAGACTCAACCTGGAACTGTATTGGTTGTCTTAAAACGCCGTCCCATACATCTACAACTGGTTGCCATGGTGCATCGGCTGAAACGTGGGAAATTTCAGCGCTACCGTCAGAAAGTATAAATAAATAAGCATAAAGGTAAATACCTTCCAAGTGGTACGGTTTGGCTATACTAACCGTTGAATCAAACGTCATTGAGCCGCTTTGCCCTAATGAATATGAAGTTACCCCTTTCGTGCCGTCGTCGAAGTTTGAAACTCCGGTAAATGCGTCTCCCGTCCATACAGCGCAAAGTGTTTGTGATCCAGCTGTGTTGACTGTTTTAATTGTATAATTAAAGCCCTGCACTGGCCGAGTAGTGAATATCATCCACAGCTTTCGGGTTCCAATAGGAATGATATTGCCTGCAGTATCAAGAGAATTATTAGCCTGTTCGGTATAGTCTATTGGATTATTAAAAGGGTAGCCAATGCTTTTAACCGAAAAGTTGTCAAAGTCACCCTCCGCCCCAAAAATACCAGATTTAAAAGAAAGTCCTCCGGTGCCTTGGGCAAGATAAGGAAGTGAGTATGCCCCGTTAGAATTAACAGAGCCTATTCTATAAGTATATGCTTCTTCAAAAGTCCAATAATCTTCAATGTTTGCAGCATCAAAGGCAATGCGGTATAGATGCCCGGTTGTCATGGGTACATATGTGCTTGAAATGCCGCCTTCCAGACCAGATGTGCTTGCTGTTATGCTAAGATCGTCGGTTTCGTCCCATGAGGTAAGGTTGAAATTCTCCCAATTTGACGGCGACGAAAAGTCTCGATTTTCCTGGGCGGGTATTAGTTCGGAGCCCAACTGTTCTTCTACGGTAAACAGAGCCCCAATCCTGATTTCCTCGCCGCCGTAGATATAAGACTCTTTTCCATTACAATATGCCACGTTGCCTTGCGGAGCGTCTGAAAACCGGCCCAACCCTGCGCCTGCTGCGTCGATATGTATCGGCGCAGTTTCAAAGTTTCCCTGAGCTGGGACTACAGCTAAGTTTTGGAAGACTCTGCCGTTTCCTGAGCTGTCTTGTGAGTTAACAAGAACGTATGACTTTTGCGCTCCGTCTGTCCTGAGCTGGTGTCCATTTCTAATATCTGTGTACGTTGTAATGATAGATGTTGAAATTTCCGTATAGCCCAGCACTCCAACAGGATGGTTTGCGCCATACCGCAGATTTACAATATCTGAAAAGTTTGAAGGTCCTATTTCCGCCGGGTCGTGATCAGGTAGCCATGCACCATCAAGCTTGAATTGCTCTTTGTGCAGCTTATCATCTGGAATTTGAGACTGTTTTTGCTGTTCTTGTGCCAAAGCTCCTGAAAACAGAAAGAAAAACAGCGATATGTATATAAGTAATTTTTTCATTATTGCGTGGGCTCCTTCGGCATAGTAAGAAAGTCTTGCCTACTTCTATCAAGCTCCGCCTGGTACAGCGCCATGATCTTGGCAGATTTTTCCATCTGGTTGCTTTTGGCCCAGGCCTGGGCAACAACATACATAACAAGTGCTTTATCGTATATTGCTGGAATCGGAATTGAAGCGCTTATAATAATAGCCTCGGGCCTGGTTACTAAATAAACAGTAATTTTTTCAGTGGTTACGCCGGTCAATGCAGGATAAGCGCCAAGTTTCCCGGCCCAATCGTACCAATAAGCAGGCTCTCCTATGTTGCTTACAAGGCCGACACTTTCCGGAGCACCCCTGATAAGAGCTTTCGATACACCTGTTGCCGAAACATAATGAACCGCTTTTACAACAATATAGGTTGATGTAATTGCATATTCGGTTTGATTTGCAATCAGGCTGATATCTTCTGTATTTTCGAGGCAGTGGCTTCTACTAACCAGGTCCACAAGACCGTCATTGAGCCAACGCAACAGCCTTTCATCATTCCAAAATACATCTGAACCTGTGCCGCTAAGATACGATCTTGCGTTTTCGATTATTGTTTCGGCTGTCGTTGAGGACGTTTGCTGAGATCCTGCAAAAGCTGAAACCGTTATAAATAAAGCGATAATTATTATAGATATTTTTTTCAGCATAATAAACCTCTTTTGAATTTATTGTTTCGGCTTTTCCGTTGTTACAAGAAGATCCTGCCGGTACCGATCAAGTTCAGCATGATATCGGCCTATCGCCTGGCCATATTTACTCATTTGCCTATCCTTCGCCCAGGCCTGAGCAACAATGTATAAAGTAAGCGCTTTGTCATATATTGCCGGAGTCGGCACAGCGACACCGGAAGCTATGGCCGTAGGTCTTGTTACGAGGTAAAGAGTAACCTTTTCGCTCGTAACGCTGCTAAGAGTAGGATAAACCCCTATTTCCCCGGCCCAATCATACCAATGCACAGGCACCTGCACGTTTTCAATCCAGCCAACTTCCGCCGGTTTTCCTGTTTTCAACCCTCTTTCTATATCGTTAGAGTCAACATATCGTACTGCTTTCACGACAAGATAGGTTGATGTAATGGAATATTCCACCTGGTTCGCGACAAGATTGATATCTTCTGTATCTTCGAGGCAATGACTCCGGCCTACTAAATCAACAAGACCATCGTTAAGCCACTGTAACATTTCAACATCGGTCCAAAACGTAGCCGTTGCTTCGTTTAGATATGCCCTGGCATTTACAATGATTGCTGATGCAAGAGTTGAAGACGCTTGCTGAGATCCCGCGTGAGCAAAACTCACAGCCATAAAAACGATTAAAATTGCATGAATGATTTTTTTCATATTACCTTCTTTCGGCAAGCTCTATAACAACCTTAGCCCCGGCTGTATAAACACCATCGCCAAAATCTAAGAAAGGGTGTTTCTTTTTGCCATGAAAATACTTTATTTTTGAATCGTAAACGTCTGCACAAAGCGGATTGAAGATTTCGGGACCGTCTTCATCCCCTTCTTTTATAACACATTTATCACCTGTTGCCGCTGGTGAGAACTGTATTGACATAATTTTCAACCCGCGGTCGTTAGGATCGTCGGCATAGCTCCAATCCGAATCAATCGCACCTGCACCCACACCGGCGATTTCAATGGTCAAGTTGTTTTCAGTGACTTCGTTTGCCATGATATTCCCTTTTAAGCTGCTGTGTCGCCTTCGATCCTGATCGTGAAGTCAACCGCTGCCGCTGCCGGAGCCGCCGCACCTATAATCCGCTTAATCCATACGAATATAAGTTCATTAACACCCAGGTTAACGTCATGCGCACCAAGATCAATCGAAACGCCTGTTGCATATGATGTGGCCGTTGACCAATCACTTATACCTGAACCGGTCCCGTTATGATTCGTAGTGTCAATATCAGACGGCTCGGTAGATTCGTCTACTATTGATTGAGCATCCCCGTCTGTAAGGCCTGTCGTCTCGGGCACTTCCACTGCAAACTCTATGGAATTACCGCCTCCAACGTCGCCCTCTTGTATAAAAACCTTCGCGTTTTGGAGCTCCAAAGAACCGTGTTTATTCTGAATACAAAAACATCGATACTCGGTATCTCCCGGTTCTGATTCGGCCCCTTCAACATCGTCAAACAGGTTTTCATCTGTATCATCAACAATCTCTGAAGATGATCTATAGCTCCCAAGGGAAGCGTCAGGGTCAGCCTGTACGCCGCCGTCAGACCCGGCACCTGTCAAAAATTTATCTAAGTCGCCCGCTACAATAGCCATGGTTAATCTCCTTTATGAAAGTAATTTTTAATATGGTAAAGCGCCCTTCTAAGCTTCCATCGTATTCCCGGAAATAAAATCGTTTTAACAATCTTGCCATTTTTCAGCTTTGCAAAAGATCCCGGCCATACCGCCTTTTCATCTTTAAAGTCTTTATATCTGAAGGCTATCTTTCTACCATTGCTTATTTGATAGAACCCCTTGCCTGTTTGTGGATCGTATCTGTCAATTTTTATCATTAGTCCAACCTCGTTGATAAGCCTAATCTATTTAAGCCCTTTCCAGCCCCAGCATCCGAAAAGACATCATAAACAATATTGGCGTCCGAAAGAGCTTTGGTTGATTCTATATCAAAGACGAGTTCCAGGTCGCTTAGAGTCTTTATATTAATGTCAAAAACATGCTCCGAGTCAGAATTCATTTTATTAAGAACATCGAATAGCGCTTCCAGATCCGAATTAACTTTGTTGTATATATCGTAAACAGCTTCAAGATCCGAATCCATCTTTTCGAATTGATCATAAACAAGTTCCAGGTCACTTAGAATCCTATGATAAACGTCATATTTAAGAACAGAGTCGGCATTTATCTTATTTAGAACGTCGAAAACAAACTCAATGGACGAATCGATTCTGCCGATCATGTCATAAACAAGCTCTGAGTCCGACGTTACCTTGCCCACTACATCAAAAACGGCCTCAATATCGCTTGATATCTTTTCGAATTGATCATATTTAAGGGTAATATCAGCATAAATTGAATTTAAAACGTCAAAAACTCCCTCAATATCAGAGGAAATAATATTTTTAACGTCATATACGAGCTCTGAGTCGGACGAGACTTGCCCGGCCTGGTCATAAACCGCCTCCATATCGCTTGATACACTCTCGCGCTGATCATAAACGATAATCGAGTCTGCCCTGACTGTGTTGATAATATCAAATACCATCTCAACATCAGATCTTGCCACGCTAAATATATCAAAGACCGCTTCAATGTCAGATATAACCCAGCCCCAAGTATCATAGACAAGCTCTAAATCAGAGGATACCTTGTTAAATATATCAAAGACCGCTTCAGCATCGGAAGATATCTTGTTGCGCACATCATAAACCGTCTCAATGTCGGAATTTATCTTGTTAAATATGTCAAACACTGACTCTGAGTCAGAGGTTGTCCTCCCGGACTGATCATAAACAAGCTCAACGTCTGATGTTATTTTATTATAAACGTCAAAGACCAACTCGACATCGGAAGCAAGCTTATTGTAAACATCAAAAAGCGATTCTGAATCCGACGTTATCCTGGAATAACCGTCATATACAAGTTCGAGGTCGGAAGTAACTTTCGTCGTGCCAGAGGCAGGCGTAAAAACAATAGTAAGATCTGCATCACCTTCAAGCCACCAAATCCTTTGATTATATGCGCTGTTAACATCTTCCCAAACAAATGCCAACTTGTCGCCACTTTCAAAAGGATCTGCACCATCATCGCCATCAATTCTTTGCTGAATAAACAAATTTAACTCTGGACTGTCTTGGCTTCCAGTGCTTCCTTCATCCCAATCTACCGTCACAGAAGTATGTTTCGTTAACTGAGAAGGTCTGTTGCTTGAGCCCCACGTTCCGGGAGATCTGTTATCAATCAACTTAAGAATAGCGTCGCAACCAGAGCCATCAACTCCGGTTACATCGATATTTATCTTTGTTCCGGTGTTTATTGTTGCTCCCGGCAAATCAGTGTCGGTAACTGTCCACATAAGACCGGAGTCAAGCACAGAGTCTTCGAAATCACCACAAACAATATAGCCGACGTTATCATCGTACCAGGTAGTATCATCTTGTTCGAAACCGTCGTCAGCATCCGTTACAGTAGTTGGTCCCCAAGTATCAGGGCTTACAACTATATCGTCATTATCCGAAAGACTAAAAGCACCTATAAAAATATCAAGCTTCTTGCCGCCTGCCTGATCCTCAACGGTGTAGTTCGAATGTATATCTATTTCGTCAGAGTCCCATTGAAACTTAATATTATCAAAAAGCAGCTTATAAATCCCAAGATTGTCGCCGCTTAAAGTTGTGGTCGGAACTTCAACCATATCACCGGCAATACCTGAATTTTGAAACCTGATCCGATAGAGATTCGCGTTAACCACATGAAGGCGGAAAGTATTTTTGACTTTCTCGAACGGTCTGAAAAGAAACTCAACGTCAAGAGTGTTGCCGTCGCCATCAGAAAGATTACGGGTAATTACGCAATGCTCGTCTTGCTGGTCTACCGTCAACCCTATCTGCCACAAATCAAGTGTGCGCCATTGTGGAGCATCCCAATACTGGACCTCAAACCTTTGATCATCTATAAGAGTCTCAATAGAACCAAACTCCCGAATGATCTGATAGCCTGCTGAATAAAACTCACAAGACAGCTCTCCGTAACGGATAGACTGACTTGGTTCATCCCATACATAGGGAGCGAAAACACCATCACCAAGATCAACGTTTTTCCGGCCCATAAAGGTTTTAAGCACCCTCTGGCCTGTGTCCTGGCCGTCCTGAGTAACCTTAAACTTACGGCAATCTGGCGTATATGTTAGGTGTTCCAGTGGCATTAGATCCGCGTTTTAATCCTTTTCACATCGCTTAAATTGTTTGATTCAGCACTTGACCTGAAATCCCCCGCAGACTCAATACAGTTGGCCCATAAGGCTTTGTGATTTTTGTTCACCAGGTACTTATCAGGATAGTGCTGAGTGCCGAATTTGGGTAGTTTAATGAGGCCGATCACACCGTAAGACACAATTCCGTAATGAAATCGATCTGGAATATCTGTAATTGCGATGGGCAACGTGATATATTCGATTATGATATCATTTTCAAAGGTAACATCGTCTATAACAAGGTTTCTAACCCTGGTATAATATGTATCAAAATCATAATTGCTTGATTCTCCCAGCGGTTTACGGACTATTTTTGAGAAATTCGCTGTTTCCCTGAAAGCTTTTCCTCCTGAAGTATAGGTGTTTTCAAACACCGAGCCGTCAAGCGTATAGTTCAGGGTATCAATAACAGTGATTGCAAAGGTGTCGTTAGCTTCGACCGTCCCGCCAATGTCGTGATGTGTGACAATGTGGCCAGTTTCCCAGGGATGAACAGAATTAAGAGTAATCTTTATCCCGCCCGAACCATCATCAACCGCACCACTCACAACCAAAGCATTGTCACCCATATCTTTAACATCTGAGAATTCATATATACTTGAAGGTAGGATAAAGATATTAGTGAGGGATGAAAGGGATTTTCGGACATTGAAATAGGTGGGGTTAGCTCCGACAAGCTTCAAGCCGAGGAGGTTAACGGCATCAGCTATTACTCGCGTAAAATCGTCGGAGCCAACCCTGACGGCTCCGATTTCCCTTATATCTCTGCGTATTAACCGTTCAATTTCAATAGCATCCATGGCAGGATCCTTTTAAGCTGCTGCTGCGATTACAAGGGTGTCGGAAATAACAGCTTCTTTGTTTTTGGTCACATTAAGTTCAATCCCAAACTTTTCAAGGACCATTTCACCGATTTCGGCCTTTGTCAGTTCGTCAAGGGTTTCCCTGGTGATTGCATCAGGACCAAGATCCGGATCGGATTTTTTATCATTATCGATTGGTTTCAAATCTGGTACTTCTTTTTCTTCTTCAACAAAAACAAACCCACCCTGATCACCGAGGACTTTCAGCATGTTAGGATTTTCCGCAAGCATCTTTTTGGCGTCACCGGTTTTAACATGAATCGGATCTTTATTGTTTTTAAATAGATAGTGTTTGCTCAAATAACCCATTTTAAATGTTATCGGAGCTTTCTTGCCGACATATAGTATTTTCATTGCGCGTTCCTCCTTGTTTGATAACGGGGCGGAATACCCGCCCCGGTTAGAATATTATAAAAACAAATACTTAACCTTCGTCACCAATAACGCCGGTCATTTTGTAATACACGTTCATTTTGAGTGTAACGGTAATCGGCCACACCCCGCCCGCAAGCACAATGTCAATCGTGTCCTCGCCAGTATACTCGTAATTAAAACCTTCAACATGATCGCCATCTGCGAGCATTGTTTTTGCCGCTGCAGCCGCAACGTCCAAAGCTGCAAAGAATCGATCAGCATTGCCGCCGTCACCGATATTAAGAGTCCTGGAAGCGCCAAAAGCTTGATATGACAAGTCAATACCAAGAATCTTCATATTATCGAAAACAGGGCACATCTGCACACTATCGGCTATCGCCAATTCTGTGCCTGGTGTAAATTCTATTGTGCGGCACAGGACCACACCCGCTAACGAATGATCGGGCATAATTCCTGCTACAACCGCATCAGACTGATAAACTATAGCCATGATAATTTCTCCTTATATGGTTTTCAAGGTTAATCCCCGGTCCTCTATTCCGGGGAATTGAGGTTTTTATGGTCTATGCGTTCGGATCTGCGATATAAGTATCAACTGCTATTACACCGAAATCCAAGCTGTTAAACCTGGCCTTGGAACAACCGAACATAGCCCCTGCGGTAATGACAAGAGCGTTACCACGGTCGTCTGTTTCCTCATTCCAGGAGTAACGGCCAAAGGCTCCGCCTCCGCCCCATGCGATTACAGCCGCCTGTGCGCCTAAGAAAAGCGCTCTTGCAGCATCAACGTCGCTACCTGAACCATAATCATCAAAACGAATTACATTTCGGTGTTTATGCAGGATAACGTCGGCGTATTCGCCCAAAGCGTTATGATACAGGTGATTTCCGTCACCGCGCAGGCCTGCGTTCTTCTGAATATCAACCCAATCATTCTCAGAGGTTGACGTTCTTAGTGAGTAAGCCTGGAAGGTGTGCATAAGGAAGACAAACTTATTCTCTCCCTGTACGCGGAAAGGCTGGATCATTGGATCGAGAGTTTCAGCTTTTGCGACCAGCTTTTCAACAATTCCCAAAGCCAGGCCATCAGCCGAATCAAGATCGCCCTTACCGGTAGCAGCGCCGCCATAAATCTGATGTGCTGCGTCCGGGGCTCTTAAACTGTTGTTTGCTCGCCCTGCCCATGAAAGCCCAACATGGAAGGAAGTATCAACACCACGAGCCCCAGCCAGGTACATCATAAGCTGTTGGTCGTAATCTTCTGCCCACCATGTAGAAAGAGCGTTACGGCCTTCAAGCCGCATATTGTAGGGCACTCTCTGCTCTGACATTTTGCCCTTTGATTTCGTGCCTTTACGTCTTTGGCTGATGAAAACAAAATCATTAAAGAATTCCAGCGCTTCCTCTGCGCTCGTTCCTTCAATTTGATCATCATCCTCAGCACCGTCTCCGCCGAGTTTCATACGCAGGGCAAAGATGATTTTCTCACCAGCCTGCTTATTGAGCTCAGTTTTGACTTTAATAAGGGCATCGTCGCCCGTACCCATAAACTTGCGGAAATATTGCTTTACTTCCGCTTCTTTGGCAAGGCTGGTTGACCAGCGCTGAACTGCCAAAGGATCATTTAATGCAAATTCTGTTGCAGCCATAATATTTCTCCTTTACGCCGCAGCTATCCGCCTAAAGCTTTACGTTCCGCATCGGGAGACATTTTGTGGAAATCCCCTTCCGAAAGGTTTGTCTTGTCGTCAATTTCCCCACCTTCTCCCGGTATATTGCCTATAAAGCGGCCATCACCGCGTGCGGTTTCTTGAAATTTCTGTAAGAACTCCTTGTTTTCTTCTTTTACCTCTGCCTCAACTTCTTTCCTTATTGTGGCTCGCAGAGTAGCACTTTCATTCTTCGCGACCATAGACTTGTTGATAAATGTCACAAGAGAAGCTGCACCTTCACCCATAAGAAAGGCTTTTTTGCTTCCTGGGAGTATAAATTTCGTGGCAGGGTTGGTCATGGCATTGAGATATGCAGCGTTAAAACCACTTTCCTCTGCATACTCTACAAGATTATTCATAACCTCTTTGCCTTCATCATATATTCCCGGAACGGCTGTTTCAATTTCAGCAACAACTTTATTAATATTTCCAATCTCGGCTTGTTCTGCCTTGGTTCGATTGTCTTTCGTTGTTTTATCAGCACGGTCCTTGCCTTCCTGTTGCCTGAGCTTTCGCTCATAGAGTGTTGCAGCGTCAGGATCTTCCTCTAAAAGTTCCTCAAATTCATCATCAGACAAATCTTTTAGGTCCTCTTTCTCAATTTCATCACCTTCAGGCTTGAGTTCCCCTGTGCCTTCTTCAATTAGTGCCTGAAGTGTCTCGATTTCACCTTTCAGCTCTAAAACTGTCCGTCGCTCCTTTTGAAGCGCAGGTAATGCGACAAAGCCTTTTGGCGGAGGTTTGGAATAGTCGGGCGGTTCCTCTTCCTCTGCGGGCTTGCCTTCGCCTTCAATCGGTTTTGCTTCCCCTTCTATTACAGGGGCCTTAACCTCTCCGGCTTCACCTGGCTTTGCTTCGTCAGGTTTTTTTGCTTCTGCGCCTTCCTCTTTGGGTTTGGCTTTGTCGTCTATCGACTTGGAGCTGGCCGGTTTTTCCTCCGGTGACGGTTCCTCTCCCTTAAGTTCAGACTCGGACACTGATTCATTGTCGAAAAGTGAGTCAAACTTAATCGGCTTACCTTGATCTGTTGGTAAATCGGTTATGTTTGTCGGACTTGCCTCTGCCTCTTTTACGATTACTGCTGCTTCTGCGTCTGCCATTACATCCTCCTGTTTAGGTCATTGGACGAGTGACCCCTGCCGTTATCGATGGACAGGTCAACGAATTATATACTTCAGACCGTTTTTCGTTACGGCCAACGATGCAAAATAAAAAAGCCCCATCAAATAAAAATCGTTAGAATTTTATCCGAGGAGGCTTTATGCGTTTTCGGCTTGGCCCGTAGTGCTCAACCTAATGCGATCCATGTTAATAAGGTTCGAGGTTACAGGTGTTATGTGTTTATTTTTAAGTCATGAGTTCCTATCGTCAAAGTATTTGTGTGCAAATATCTTCCTTCCGCCAACATCAAACAGCGGGTTTTCGTTTATATAGTTAAACGGAATTTTATTCTTTAGTAAAAAAGCCCTGGCTTCGTTCTCGAAGTTCCCGCTTCTACAGGTCCATATTATAATAATGTTTTCCTGGTTTTGCCATAAGAGCTTGATCTTATTCACCGTTTCCGGGATAACCGGCCCAATCGTAGGAAAGTCGTTTTCAACAATGGTACCGTCAAAGTCAAACGCGTAAAACTTATATCTTTCTGGTCCTGTGTAGATTACGTCAAAACCTTCATCAAGAGACGGCTTTTCATAGTTGTTAGACATAGTATGGAATACAGTCTCCCAGGTTGCTGCGGGGATCCCGTTAGAATCATCCTGTCTGCGTTCTAAGCACTCTGGATAGCCTGGTCCCCAATCATAAGCTATAATCTTACAACCGAATCGGTTGCCATACTCAACATACCTGGCTCGCCTTGCTTTATCCATATTGGTACGATCAACGACAACATCATTCCCGGTCCTTAGCGCCGGTAAAATGGCCGTCGCTTCTATATTTTGGTAAATCTCCTTCGTTTTATAATCATATAGCCCATATTCGCCACCCCCGACCATTTGTTGAATCGAATCCATATTGACTATAACGTCTCCATCTTTGGCGAATCTGTTTGCCAGTACTGATTTACCGCTGCCTATATTACCAATAAAGACATTTAATGTACTCAAACTTTCTCCCCTTTTTCAAACTTTTCAAGCAGCTTCACAAGGTGTAAGGCTATTCTTTTTAATATCTTAACGATTGTTTTTGTTTCTTCAGTCATTATATTACCCGAATTAGGTGCTTTTTATCTTTTCCCATAATTGCGTCAAAGTATGAATTGGACTTCGCTTCTTTATAAAAAGATTTAGACCAGACTTTCGCTGCGAGCTTGTTATTAACCGCTACGACTCCATAATCTTTATTGTTGAACCTGACCTTCCCGGGACCTGTGATTACACCTCCGGCAATAACAGGCTTAGGAGCTGCAAGCAACGCCTTTGGAGCGACCAGGGCGAGCCCGGCTAAAACTCCAAGTTTTTTAAGAAAGATTCGTCTATTCATTTACTTACAACCTTGATATCAGGTTTCTTTTCTTCCTCTTTCTTTTTAATGTTCACATCAACCAGGGTAGCCGTGAATCTCAACCGTGAAACGTTCGTAACTGAAACTTCATAGACGAACGGGCCGATGGTAAGTTGTAATCCAACCGGAGGAACGAAAGCCTGCTTTTCCTTTAAGGGAAGGCTTAGAAGCTCCTTTATTCGCAGTTTAGCGTTCAAAGGTACATTGTCGGCCTCTTTGATCTTTAACGATTCCTGCTTACCGCTGCCTATGATCTTATTCTCTGGTTCCATTATCTAACCTCATTTTGGAATAACTATGTGGTATTCCTTGTGGATTGGATTATACCACGCATCTGCCTTATAGAAGGTCGGCATGTCTGCAATATACATAAGAACGTATGCAGACCCGCAAAAGACAATGATGAATAGTGTGTATTTAATAAATTTACTAACCATTCTTTTTCCCAAACCTCTGATCAAACCATTCAGGGGATCCGGGCGAGGCCGGGAAGGTATCATCGTACTTATCCCGGAAAGATCCTGTATTGTCAGATCTGAATCTTTCAGAAAAGCACCTGAAATCCCTGCCGTTTGGAAATATTCTTTGACTGCGCATTTCCTTGTCGGCCTGTTTCTCAAAAGCCACATCTTCTGCCGCTGTTAATTGTCTCATTAAATTCCTCCCCTAAATACAAGCTGCGCGATACCAAACAGTATCAATGCAAACAAAAAGCCCACTGCAAAGTCTATCAATTTGGTCCAGCTCATTGAATAGCCCCCTGGGGTTTAGATATGTGCTCTAATGCTTTCTGTGTCATTTCAAAGCCTTTCGCGATTGCATCCACCCTGAATTGATCACCTTTGAGCTTCGCTTCTTCCATATCTATTTTGGCATCTATTAATATTTTCTGTATTTTGGCCTTAAGCTCAATATTTTCAAGTTGTTTTTGGTTCAGTTCCAGGTGGATACCAGCCTTCTGAAGTTGCTCGGCTTCCTGTTGTTTCTTTTGAGCCGCCTCCATTTGTTTCTGATTTCTATCCTTAATTTCTTCTGGCGTCAAGTCTTCATCCTCATACTTCTCACCTAACAATGGTTTAATCTTAGCAAGTAGCATATCTTTGTTTGGAATATTAGACATTTCGAACGCCATGGACATCAATTGAGGGATGATTTCCGGGGGAGATTTCTTGACCCACTCAATAATCAAGTTCATGTTTTGTTCACGGACAGTATCGCTCTGTGGTTGATCTGATATGACCGTATCATACTTGCCCTGAGTGATATCATTCCGAATTGTAATCTGTTTATTCTCGCCAATAACCTTTTGATTAAGCTGAACAAATCTTTCAGCGCCACTTAATCTATCGGTTATCCTCAACACCTTTGGAGCAGACCAAAATCCTTGAACATTGGCCACTACCTGCTCACCAATCATGTGTAAGGATCTGCGCTTATTATCAAATAAAGTAGCTGTTGTGGTTGCGCCCTGGGTAATTTTCTTTTCAAGGGCTATACCGGAAAGTGCAGGCGTTTTAAATCCAGAGCTTTCACTGTTGGCCCCGGACATTTCCTGGATCTCTCGTTCATCCTGCTGTAAGATTGCGGTCTGTGAGGGTGCAAGTTCAGCTTGTTCGTGAATCTTTATTTTATCTATCATTCCTTTTTTAACAACAACAAAGCCGTCTAACTTGTTTGCTTCTTCATAAACTCGCTGCAGGCCGTCTTTATCCTTTGCAACACCTTCCTCTACCGTTACTCTCCTGGATTTTAGGAAAGCAAGCGCCATGGACCGTCTTTTATTAACTTCTTCATCCTGGCCCATTATTTGTTTTGGCACTCCGTATGGAGTATTAAACCTGTCAATATATCCAAGGAAGGGAATAAACGGATATTCATCATGCGGGAACGGTGAGCGCTGTTGCATTAATATTAAATCATCAATGAAGGTACAGACATACATTTTCTTAACTGTTGCCATAACGACCTGTTGCGCCTGTTGAACGATTTGGAATTGTTCGTTCAGATCTAATTCATCCAACTCGATCACGGTACCGTCCAAGAAGGATGCAAACGTCCGCGTTTCGTCCATAGGATACCACATTTCTACAGGCCTTACCCTTTTCCTCTCTGCCTCAACCCAACCGGATCCGGCCATTTGTCGCCTGTTTTCTTCGATATAGCTTGCTTCATCATCAAAAAAAGAGCTGTATGTGTCTGACTGTGCGCCTGATAGCTCGTCAAACTTGGCTTGAAGCGCTTGTGACTTCTCTTTAAACATCGCCTTAACAGAGGAAAGGTCAACCCAACGCTGTTGAAAGACATATTTTGTGGAATCAGGGCTCCACCATGGCGGAGAAAAAGGATCTCCCCACATTTCTTTCCAATCACGGTACTTAAGGGTAATCTTTTCCTTGCGAGGATCACGGTTAAGAGTTGGAGACAGACAGCCAAAGCCAGGTATAATCTGATCTTTAAAGGCCTGGGATATAAGATATGTGCCGCTGCATTGATCCATTATAAACTTAATGCTCTCGGTCATTATCTGAGATACTTCGGAATCTTTGATCGTCCTGGCCTTCGCCGTGATATCATATTTATTGATAGCTTCATATCCCAACAATAGATTGACCGCAGGAAATGTTCTATTAATGGTGACAGGATCGATCCCAGCATCAATGGCAGCGTCATAATCCTCTTGCGTCCATTGAGCCTTACCACCATCATACATTTCTGAACAACGCCATGCTTGCGCTCTCCAATCCCTTGCCGCCCATTGAGCTTCTTGGACCCATGTATTTAATGTTGCTATTTCAATCATTATGCTGCTCTTTTTCTTTTAGGTGAAAAGTCTGCCGCAGTATTTGCAAACTCATGTGCTACTGCCATGGTTATAAACGCATCAGCCGGGTTACTGGACCAATTGTGATAAGGTTTGTCTCGATATGTGCCGCGCTTATCGTCCCATTCTCTGCGATCGTTCTCTAAAGCCTTAATTCCGGCTGCGCAGTTCTTCTCATGGAAGATACAGTGAGGCAG